TCTTCCTCAGCTACTTGGATTTCTTTTCCAGTGACTCCTCGACGATAACGACTCAGATGAACATAGCCATGAAAACGACGGGCAAAACGTCGGGCATCATTGATCTGTGGGTCGGCGTCGATGACACACCCCAATACCTGCCACTCCCGCATCTTTTTATCCAGTTCCTCGAAATCAGAGCCGGGGACCAACCCCTCCCATAGCAAATTTCCAAATGAGGCCGCATTCAAGTCATTGCTATAGGTATCAATAAGATATTCCATGACTACAACATGGTGCCACATAGCACCTTGATCTACCCCCATACAAATCAAACGTGTACCACCCGTTGCTGGGCGAGGGTCATTCTTTGTATAGTTGCCAATCACACTGTCAATCTCAGTGTCAGTCACGAGGCCGCCCGCAGGGATATAAGGCATGCCCAGCTTAGAGTTGTGAAACTCCACCAAGGCTGACTCATCTCCCATGCCGCGGAAGTGACCCTGCACAATCTCATGAGGTGACACTGTAAAGCTGTAAAGCTGGTTCACATGAAAACTCCGATGGTCTTCATCACACGAGGCAGTAGGCTCCCATTTACAATTATTCAGATTTAGCCAGTCCGCCTTCGCCTCATGTTCGAGTCGACCCTTGCATTCCTTGCACTTCAAAAAGGAATCCTTACAACGCGGGTCCGATACGGTCTCGCCGCAAATCTCAACACAGTCAGGCCAAACTAACTCGGTCCACTTTCCGCACAGTGGACACTTGAACATGTAATGCTCTTGTGTCCCTTGCTCGAACAGCTTATGGATACCATACTTCGGAACGGTGGGTGTTGAAAGTGTCCACACAGACTTCTCAACGTGACCAGACAGACGTTCGTAGGCGAGCCAGATTTGCTTCTGGTCCATCTCGTTGACTTCGTCCAAAATCAAAGTCGAAACGGGAATGGATTTTAGGTTAGCATCGCCGCGCGAGCCTCTAATGTACAGGTTTACACCACCTGCCTGCTTGAGGCCCATTGTATTCGTGTCCGTGAACAAAGTCTTAAGGTACTTGCTGTATAGCAGAGCCGTGTTAAAACGAGCCTTCGAGAAGTCACTAGCATTATTCAACGTCGGCAGGACATACAATACGTCCTTGCGCAGCACGTCTACTGTGTAGAAAGCACGGTTGATGGCAACTTCTGTCACCCCCATCTGGGCGGCTTTCATCGTGGAGTTGTATGTGGAAGTCGAGTCGTGAATTTCCCTGCACCAAGGGTGATGGTCGAAGCCGTAAGGCCCTGGAAATGGCTCACCCATTACTCGTCGATGCTCGGACCAACGTGAACAGGATGTCAACGTTCGACTTTTCATACCGTCCGCGATGGCTTCGCGCATGGCGTCGATTAACTCGCTCATTAACTACATCCTAGTCCAAATCGTCCGTCCCCATCCTCGTCCTCGTCCTCGTCCTCGTCCTCGTCCTCGTCCTCGTACTCGTCTTTGGGCTCGTCTTCGGGCCGTTCAAGCTCATAGCCTACTTCATCCTTGAGTCCAGCTTCGACTTCGACTTCAACTTCGACTTCTTCCGGCTTCGGCGGTGCAAGCAACTTCTCTAGTCGATCTTCATCAACCTTGGACCAAATGCCATCGACCAACATACGAGCGTCACACACCGTGCGGGTACTATCCAATGCTTCGAGCACGATGATTTTAACATCCTCTTCATCGACCAGCAGATCAAGTATCCTGGCACTGGTGCCACGATGGTAGAACCGTTCGCCGTCCTTCTTGAAGATCATTGCAGAGAAGTATTCGTAGTGCAGAAAGGGGTTTTTAATTTGCATGTCTATCTCCAGTGTTTGTTACTCGTCCTCGTCAGTCGGATCCTCTTTAACTTCATCAGGCATCGCGTCATCGTCAGTCGGTTCCTCTTTAACTTCATCAGGCATCTCGACAAACGCCAAGAGCGTGAGAAGAATCTTTAGGATGGTGGGCCAATTCTCTTTGAACCACTCCCAAATAGAGTTCCAATCAATGCCAAACTCAGTCGAGACTTCCCAAGGTGCTCCAACCTGTCGCTTTACTTGAGCTTCCCACTTGGCTACCATATCGGGGTCGCGAGATGCAGTGACTACTTCCCGGTAATCGCTGCGAGACATTAAGCCTCGCCGACATTGTCGCCGGGCAACCCTTCGTACTTTTCGTCCAAAGTTCATTCGCTTTCCTCCAATGTGTCCAGAGTTAAGAAGTAGTAGATTATCCCGATAGATGCGAAGCTTGCAAGGGTCACAACCGCCATCGTCGTAATAGCTAAGTCCAGGACTGTGCCTTGGAACATGATGCAGACACCCGCCGCCGCTATCCAATGACTCAGACAATATGGACAATGTATTAACTCCTCGGCCCAACTTCCTAATCTTGAAACTTGGTTACGAAACCATTCTAATGCGTTAGACTTTGAAATAGTCACCGAAGTTGAGGCGACCGCTAATGCAAGCAAAATGATCTCACCAAATCTCATAATCCGGCATCTCGTTCTTCTTCAAGGTTTTCTTGATTCGCTCGGGCGAAACTGTGCCAACGTGTCGCGATACTTCCTTGCGGCCATTCCAGATAATCGTAGTCGGCAGCTTCGTGATCTCCATGTGGAGGCTAAGTGCCTTATTCTCGTCGTAATTTACAAGGTGAACGGTGTAGCCCTCTTTGACCAACTTGTCAATGAGTGGGTACATCCCCTTGCAAGATTGGCACCAGTCCGCGGTCCAGAAAATCGCACAGTTGGACGTAAAGGCCGCCAACTGCTTCTCAATCTTTGTGTCGCTTAGGCTGACCCACCCGTACGCCCCCTCCTGCGTCCACGTTGTCTCAGAAGTCGGCGAGGCGATCGCGAAGCTGCTTTGGCCGCTTCCTCGTCCTTGATATCCAAGTAGTCGTTTGCTATCTCCGTTGCTTCGGTGACCTTCTTCGACCACTTGATTGGTTGTCTTCTGACTATCGCCAACATGGTCGATCTCAGCAAACGTACCACTCGCCGCCATAAACGCAAAAATGACATAGCAAACTCCCAACAAGGTGATTATTTTACCTCGCATTTGTCATACTCCCACCTGAGTCCCTTATGTGTATGCCGGGTGCCCTTAAGAACATGATGGATACAACGTCGATCAAATCCAGCACGGTCGGCTTCTCGTGTACTTTTGAAACAGTGCTTAATCTCGCCTGTGACGGGGTCGCGGGCCAGGATGGCGGGAACCCGCCTTTCCCATGTTTTTTGCTGGCATCCGCGAGACTCCATGCTCCGTTTGGTTCCCGTATGAGCTTTAGAGATATTTCCTCTGTGTGCCGCCGTAAATTTACGCCCTAGTTGAGCATCACTACGATTCTTGCGTTCTTTCTCAGTCACACGTGTGCATCTTGTATACCCACCACCACCTTCACCACCTGTTGTATGATTACAAAGACAACCACCATCGCAGCTACGTCCGAAAAATTTAATCAACCATTTTTCGAGTTCAAAGGCATCCGCCTCAGTCATGTCTTCTTGAAGCAGTATAATTTGCGGTTTAACTCCCTGTCTCAACAGGTTCCTGAGTTTGTTGTAGAAATATGTCCTAGTCTTGGCCACTCTGCAATTACAGGTATGTTGAAAAGCTCGTTGACCCGACCCTTTACCAATATAGAAAGGTTTCTCACAACCGGGCTCAAAGTAGGCGTAGACATAGTGCATGAAATCTACCAAAGGATATAGTCAGGGACGTCGAGTCGTGGGTATCCAACATAACCACTCATGGCGATGCTATCTCCTTGTCGCATGGCTGCATCAATTGTCTTAGCATCAACCCAAAAACTTCCAACAGGTTGGCCGTGACGAGTCGGCCCGCTCACCCAATTCTCGCCCCATGAATTCTGCACCAGTGCACCACCCCTGTGGGATTCATCATCAATCCCGAGGATAGCCATAGCATGATGCCAGGGTCTACGTGTCCGCCTCAAAAAGCCGTAACGATCTCGTCTCTTCGTAAAGCCTATGTTACTGCACTGCACGACTGGGTAACCGTTGGCGACAGCATCACGGCACTCCTCCCACGAGCGGACTACGGAACATGTTTTAACTGGATGTAGTTTACACAGGGGTTCCAGCGGATCGGGCACTCCGGCCCCTCGCTTACCTAACTCACGGGCCTTCTGGCCACTGTAAGTGGTGAAGTCATACTTGCCATTCAAATATGGCTCGCGAAGCAAAACGCCCCAATTACGGATGAACTCAGCCGCCCACACACCTGTGGACCCGTCACCAATAAGCTGGCCACCGCCAGCCTCGATTCTGGACCCTGCGTAAATTACCTCTGTCGCTGTCTTTGTCAACCAGTGTTCTTGCTTGTTGAACATCAGGATACGAACGGCTGTGAGCACGTCTATTCCCAAGCCGAAGCCATGTCCCACACAATCACCGATCGTCTGGTGGTGAGTCTTGAGGGGCTCACCAGTGAGCTTCTCAAATATCTTCCACAGGAAGACTTTCTTCCCCTCCCCAGTTCCGGCGATGTCGGCGTTGAGTTGACTTAGGAACGGGTGGCGATGCTTCGCGACGAAAGCCTCCCTAGCTTCCTGTCGGTTCACCCATCCGGCCCTGATGGGGGAACTTGAAGACGTGCCGTCTTCGTACAGATTACTTGGGGCTCCGCTAGCAAATGCGGGAGCGATCGTCGGTGTGGCGATCAAACTTCCCGCTATGACTTTCAAAGCATCGCGTCGTTCCATCTCAGTCTCCTGTTAGCTTACTCAATTGGCTTGAAAATAACAGCATATATCTTCAGTGCCTTTGCCACCAATCGCCAAGTCTCAGCATGTTGTTCAGGGGTGACGAGTTCACCATTTTGAGCCATTAGTTGAAATTTATCCTGCAACGGACGCAGCACGGGCAGCCAAGCCTTCAGCCTTTCGCCAAGGGCATCCTTGGAGGCCTCACTTGTTGCCTCGATAATTTCTTGCGGAGTTGTGTACACCCCCGCTGAAATCATTGCGGCCACACTCTCGAAGCTGCCGGCAAGCTGTTTAGCTTCATTCACAGGCAACCTAGATTGTGAACACCAATAAGGTATCCATGCACTTAGCGGATCGCCCTCCATGGGCTTTTCTATCACTGGGTAGCCATCCGGGGTATCCGGGTCATCTGGGTCGTCCGGCTTATCCGGCTTGTCCGGCTTGACGGGGTCAACGTCTGTGATGACAACTACATGGGTTGTTACGTCAACTGTGTCTTTGAAGGCACAAGCTACGACGAACATGTATTCGCCAGGCGTTCGGGCACTGAAGACAGCACGCTTGCCGTTATCATACACTTCAAAGTCGGCCGATTCGGGAACCAGCAGCCACTTGAAAGATTCAGCCACACTGCCTGACACGTCGAGTCGAATAAGCTCGCCAACAACGCCTTCTTCCTGTGAGCAGACGATAATTGTCGCCTCGTCGACGGCGGGGATTTCCTCGCCCTCAGTCAACACGGTCAAGCCACTGTATACGTCGACAGGCTCCCCGGCCTGCGTCAACGCGGTCGTATGCACGTACTTAGGTGCGACCACACCGGCGGCAAAACACGACACGGCGAGGGCCACGACGACGGCGCTCACAATGATGAATTTGTTCTTGATCCTAAACATTCGGTTCTCCCTCAAAGACCAGCGATCTTCACTGACTGATCGTGCCCGTGCCATCTTCCTTGTCTCGCGACCCAGCAATCTTCGCACAGATCAGTGCAGGTGAAGGTTATTGACTTGCCACATAGGCACGCTTCGGGCCGGGGTTTCCCCTCCGTGGCCTCATATCCCTCACGTGCCTTGTGAACGTCTTGCATGATTACTTCCAGTTATCGAAGACACCCATGAGCGCCCGGATGAGTTCAAGGATAATCTCAAGGACATCACTCAGCCCATCCACACTGACTCCAACTGCCCCAGCCGCTCCAGCAAACGCCATTTGAGCGTCACCATCGCCGGAGCGAAGCTTCCGCATAAACACGCCGCTGCGGACACCGAGGTCTCTCGAAGCCAGCCGAACTACCTTCAACGCTTGTCGCCGCTTTTGTCGCTTAGTCATACCATTTTCCCTCAGTTAAAAGTGCTGTAAACGGAATGCTTACAGGCAAATTGGCCACCCAATTTCTACATCCAATGTATTGATATTGAGCGCCCGTCCGATTCGTACAACACATTCCCCCTCCGTCACCGGGGCCACGGCCGTGATCTTACCCGCCGCAGCGGCGTCAAGAAAATAGGTCGCACTCGGCGTCAGCAAAGCTGTTCCTGCTACGGCGATCCAATCTGTACGAGTAACTTGACCGTCCGAAGTGTAGGTGGCAGTTTCCGTTGCCAATGTATTAGATGTAGCGATCCCCACTACATGTGCAGTCATCATAGTATCGGCTTGAGCAGGTTCGATGTGTTCATTTGATTTCATCAGAACTGCTGTGCCGACCACAACGTCCAAGTCCGCGACTGCATTCAATGAGAAGGAACCGTCCTTGGTTGCAATCGTAATAGTTCCCGCGCCATGCGTGATTGTGACTCCGAAGCCTTCGACGAGTACCTTGTACTCCAACTCAGTTCCGTCATCCTTCACGCCAAGGATACTGTTTCCAACACCATAGTTCTTGATCTTCTCAAGGAGTTCAAGATACTCGTTCAGCGTTTGCTCAAGAGCAATGATCTCTGCTCGATAGCGTGCAGAGAAGTCAACATCCCCAGCCTTGTGTGTGAGGATATCTGGCGTGGACGGCGTAGTTCCGTCCCAAATCTCCTCGGGAAATCGTGGCTGCGGTGTGGATGAGCCCATACTAACCGTTGTTGGATCGTGAAAGTTCTAACCAAGTACCTTGAGCAGTTTTCAACAATACTAAAGTGTCATCAGTATTGTTTATTTTGAAGTTACCTGAAAGTCGTAAGTTGCCAGTGTCACTTATTGTAATAGTTGTCGGCCAACACCTTAGTACCAGTATAGTGCCTTCGACTCCGCCATTGATCGTATGTATTTGATTGGTAGGCGGGATAGTACCTGGCGAAGCCCCTGTATAGGTCTTCGTCAGGTTTATGGTCCCATTGTTAATTGTTACCAGGTCGATGGCCCCGAGGTTCAAATGTCCCAAGTCGATGAAGTCTGGCGCTTGGCAACGACTTACACCATCTTGAGTGAAGATCAACGCCTTGTAGCCAGCCATTAGAGCTTAATCGTTGAGCGGATGGAAATCTCCATCTCGGTAGCGCTCAAAGCAACTCCAACCATTGCTACAAATTCGCCCGAAGACGAGGGTGGCGTGTCAGTCAACATGCCTGCCGTAGCAGCGTCGAGGTAATACTTTGAGCCAGCCGTCAAGCCGCCTACGTCACCCGTCACTGCGTCCCATTCGCCAGTCGTGCCCGTGAGGACACCGTCACTTTGAATGGCTCCAGCAGCAGCCGGAGCAATGGAGGCTTCGGCTACGAGACCAAGTACGTCCTTGGTCGCGGCAGCATCGGCCTGTGCTTCGTCAACTTCGCCAGCAACGGCGGTCGCGTACACCGGCGTGGCCATTACCAAGGCACCTACGTTGCCATTGGTCTGTTCAAATAGGGTTGATTGGGCGACTTGATCTGCCGCCTGTAGTTGTTCAAGCTCACCGTTAGTGAGTACGATTGGTCGTTTGACTGCCATTGACTAGTCTCCTAGGTCGGGGTTCTGCAAAATATCTTGAAGCTCTGCAATATCTGCCCGCAGGGCTAGGTACCGAGTTTCACTCTTACGGTCGGCGGCGGCGAGTTGGTTTCGGAAGCTATTCGCCAGAACCTCAAGCTGATGGTAGACCGTGTCCTTCATCTCTTTGTAGGTTCTCTCCAAATGTCGTGTGCGTAGGAATAGTTTCTTTACACCATTCTTCAAACGTTCGTGTTCAACCCGTACATCAATGTCCTTTACTTCGCGTTGCAAATCTGCTACAATGCTGTGTAGA